GAAGAATGAGAATCGAGCAGTACCGCGCACCCGAGCAGGATAGCCTCGCACTGGACGGCGAGTAAGCGATTCGGTTACCATCCCGTCATCTAATCGGACGAGGAATAAGGTCATGCCAGAAACCGCCGCAAAGCCACTGAAACGAGCTACAGCAGCCCCAAAGCCTAAAGCTAAGGCCAAGGGTGCTGCATCGCCCGCGAAAGCCTCACAGGCCCCAAAGAAGACAGGCAGGCCAAGCAAGCACTCACCAGAGCTTGTCGCAGAGATATGCGAGAGACTCAGTGCAGGGGAGCCACTACGTCAGATATGCAGGGATGACAGGATGCCGCACTGGACGAGGATGTACGATTGGATGGCGCAGGACGCCGACCTTTCGCTACGGGTCGCACGCGCCCGCGAAGCAGGCTATGACGCATTGGCTGAGGAGGCCCTCGAGATTGCCGACACGCCGAGGGTTGGAGCCAAGAAGGTTTTCAGCTCTGGCGCTGGTGAGGGCGAGGACAGCATGACGGTGACCGAGGACGACATGCTTGGCCACAGGAAGCTCCAGATCGAGACGCGCCTGAAGCTGCTGGCCTGCTGGAATCCCAGCAAGTACGGCAACAAGGTGGCGGTGGGCGGTGACCCCAAGAACCCGTTGAAGGTGGAGATTCAGTCTGAAGCTGACGCCTACCTTGCAGCCCTCCTCAAGAACGTAGAGCTGAACAAGCAGGTCGACGCGAATGAGTGATGCGGTCACATTCACAAATGGCATGGCCACAAAAGCTGAGGCTGAGGCTTCATTGTTGAAGCTGAAAAATCCGCACCTATACGGTTTGCTTTGCATATACAAGAGCAAGGACAACCAGTTGTGGTGCTGGGCCCCCCTCTCTGCTCTTGAGGCAGTCATGCAGTTCCAAGAGCCAGCATCCAAATGAATGACATCGCCGAGATCGTGGCTGACCCAGAGACGCAGAGGCATCTAGCGTTGGCCAGCCCCGAGTATCGGCTTGCATGGGCGTGGCGCATGAGCTGGTTCAAGACCCAGCACTTGCATCAGACCCTGCCGCCCGGCGACTGGTGGTCCATCTGGCTCATGCTGGCTGGCCGTGGTGCAGGCAAGACCCGCACGGCAGCCGAGCAGATCGCGTGGTGGGCTTATGAGCAGCCGGGCACGCGGTGGCTGGTGGCCGCCCCAACGAGCGCCGACGTCCGCGCCACCTGCTTTGAGGGTGACTCAGGCCTGATGACCATCATCCCCAAGAGCCTGATCGCCGACTACAACAAGACCGCGCACGAGCTGCGCCTGACCAACGGCAGCCTGATCAAGGGCATCCCTGCCAGCGAGCCTGAGCGCTTCCGGGGGCCACAGTTCCATGGCGGCTGGTGCGACGAGCTGGCCGCGTGGGACTACATCCAAGAGGCGTGGGACCAGATTCAGTTCGGCATGCGACTGGGTAAGCGCACCCGCATGATCTGCACCACGACACCGCGCCCCAAGGACCTGATCATCGAGCTGATCGGCCGCGAGGGTGACGACGTGGTGATGACCACCGCCTCGACCTACGCCAACCTCGGCAACTTGTCCGACAACTTCCGCAAGCAGATCCTCGCCTACGAGGGGACCAAGCTTGGGCGGCAGGAAATCTACGCCGAGATCATCGACCCCGAGGAGGGCGGCATCGTCAAGCGCGACATGTTCAAGCTGTGGCCAGCCGGGCGAGCCTTCCCCAAGTTCGAGTACATCCTTCAGTCTTACGACGTGGCCACCAGCGAGAAGGTGCAGAACGACCCGACGGCCTGCATCACGTTCGGCGTGTTCAAGCCGCAGGACGGCCCGATGTCGGCCATGGTGATCGACTGCTGGCAGGAGCGCATGCAGTACCCCGACCTGCGCCCCAAGGTGCTCGAGGAGTACGAGACGGTGTTCGGTGAGGGCAAGGACCGCAAGCGCGTAGACCTGCTGCTGATCGAGGACAAGAGCGCGGGCATCTCGCTGATCCAAGACTTGCAGCGTGCTCACCTGCCCGTGCGTGCCTACAACCCCGGCAGGGCTGACAAGATGCAGCGCCTGAACATCGTGTCCAACATCATCGCCCGTGGCCGTGTGTGGATACCTGAGAGCGACAACCGCAAGGGGTTCGTCAAGGACTGGGCCGAGGGCTTCGTGAGCCAGATCTGTTCGTTCCCCGAGACCACGCACGACGACCTCGTGGACGCCTGCACGCAGGCCCTGCGCTACCTGCGCGACGCTGGCTGGCTGGACATCGACCCGCCGCCTGACGACGACTGGGACGAAGACGACTACGCCGACACCGGCCGAGTAAGAAGGGTGAACCCATATGCAGTCTGACCAACCCGCCAAGGTCGAGGCAAGCCTCAACCGCTTTGAACTAATCAGCCGCTGGGGCGAGCCGCTGGACTGGGACTGGGCACGAGAGCGCCTCGAGCAGTGGCTGCGCAGTCGGGTGGACTTGACACAGCCCTCCGTTTATGATTCAGGGGTACAAGCGAAAGGCACTGATCATGGCTGACGAAATGCGGGCATATGACCCAACCATGCGAGAGCGCATGGCCTCAGCACTCCAAGGCGGCATGGAGGGCTTAGGTGTCAACCGTCAAAAGGCCCGCAGGCACGCGCAGACCATCACGGGCGGCGAGAGCAGCAACCTGCCGATCGGCGTGGGCATCGCTGACTTCGTGCCCTTCGTCGGAACCACCATGGCGCTCGAGGAGGGCGCTCGTGGCCTTGGCAACGCAGCCGATGCGGCCAAGCGCGGGGACTACATCGACGCGACGGCCGAGACCGCTGGCGCAGCGGCAGGGCTGATCCCCGGTGGCTACAGCACATTCAAGGCAGGCAAGAACATGATCAAGAAACTCAAGGCGCTTGACTTACCGAAGCTCAAGCCAATCGAAACCGATTCGGTTCCCAAGAAGAAGCAGTCCCTCAAGGAGTGGGCCATGGCTGGGGGCGGCGTGCCCACCTCGCACAAGGGCCGCGAGCAGGAGTGGCACAAGAACGTGCAGGCATACGCCAAGGGCGGCGCAGTTAAGAAGGCCGTGAAGGACGCAGTCGAGGGTGTGGTTGAGGGCGTCAAGCCTTTGGTGGACCGCATCAACATGCACTTCAAGGACGTGACCAAGCGCGTGCCCGAGCTGCAAGAGGGTGCGCAAAAGGTCAAGGGCGAGGAGATGACCCGCGCCGAGTACGAGAAGCTGGTCAACAAGTACAAGCCCGTCAAGCCCTATGAGTTCGTGCCCAAGCCCGCCAGCAGGGAAGACGCGGTCAGGGCGCTGACGGCAGACAAGCGTGACCTGTACGGCACGCCATCGGGCATGCTCAAGGCTGGCCACCCAGTGGGCCTGCGCTTGGACATCCCAGCGTACAGCGACCACGGCGTGTGGGTCCCGGCGATCCACCAGCAAGACGCTGGGTTCGGCGCAGGCGAGCGCATTGGCTACGAGAACATCGCAGGGGTGATGAACCCCACGTTCGGCATGTCTGAGAAGGCGGCCCTCAACATCGCCGCAGGCAAGCCCAAGGGCACGATCGCCACCATCAAGGGCAACTGGAACCCGATGGACGAGGCGACCGCCGTGGCCCGCGCACAGGAATACCTGAACCACCCAGAGTGGGCGCAGGTGGGCATGGACCCAGAGCGCCATGGCTACTTCTACGACCGCCGCACAATGAAGCCCGTCACGGCAGCCGAGGAGGCCATTCAGATCGGCCCGCTCGTGCTGGCCCGCAAACCTCAGTACGGAAACAAGAAAGACTTCAAATACGCCAAAGGCGGCAAGGTCAAGGACATCGTCAAGGGTGCTCTGGCCAGCGCGGCCGAGAAGGCAGGCATGAAGGCCCCAGTGACGGCCAACAAGGACCTGACGACCCTGCAAGACTTCCACACATCACTGGGCGACTCGGTGCGGCAGCGCGTGGCTGAGGGCAACAAGATGATGGAGGGCTTCGACTACAAGTACGAAAAGGGCCAGCGCGTGTTCACCAAGGACAGCGCGGCCAAGAACAAGCCACCTTACACCATCCTGAACCGCACCCGTGTGGGCAACGTGCCAATGCGCGAGGATATGAACGATCCCTTCAGCAAGAAGGTCATCGACCCCGAGACGGGCAAGACTAAGCGCACGCCCTATGAGCCGGGCTACAAGGTTCGTTACGAGAATGGGGATGAGTGGAGCGAGTTCGACATCCCTGCGTCTGCCGTTGTTGGTGACGTCGAGATGGCCAAAGGCGGCAGGGCAAAGGGCGTAAAGGGCGTCGTCAAAGCTGGCCTTAACAAGTTGCTTGGCAAGGCCCCCGAAGGCGTCGAGCCTATCGTGGTGCGCACACCCGAAGAGCGGGCCGTGATCGAGAAGTTTGGCCAGAAGCAAGAGCAGGAGGCCGCCCGCCAAAAGAAGGTTGAGAAGGCCGCCAAGGAAAGCGCAAGCAAGAGTCCCGAAGAGTCGGCCAAGCCAGCCAAATCGACAGGCAAGCGTGTGGCCGTGCCGCCTGACGTCTACCGCAAGATGGCCGAAGAGCAGGGCGACGACGCAGTGCTCAAGGCTGCCCGCGCTGGCAAGCACCTCAAGCCTGCGGGCAAGGGGTTTATCGGAGCGCCTCGCACGGTGAAGGGCAAGCGCGGCCTCAATACTATGCGCAGCGACATCGATGAAGATTTCAAAGACTCGGTTGATGCCGTTCGCCTTGCGGACCCCCAGCGCCTTGGCACATGGTACGACCGCGCCAAGCAAGGCATCGCTGAAAGCTCCGAGCCTTACCAGCTCCCCCGCACGCTCGAGCAGCATGGCGTCTACTCCGCAGGCGTCAGCCCAGAGTCAGAGTTGACCTTTGCGCTCAAGCACCTGAACAGCCGCGTGGCTGGCGACCCACGAATGGCCTATCGTGGTGCTGGCATGGAAAATTTGGATGAGGCCGTGGCTGAGGGCCGCCCAGCCAACATGGGCTTCAAGATCGGCGAGTACGCCAACAAGAACGACCCGCGCATCCCCAACGCGGGCCTGTTCGGCGTAAACGATTTCCGCCGTGCGCAAGGAATGGGTTACACCGATGCAGCAGGAAACCCTTGGCATGAGGGGGTGCGTGACACCATGCACCCGTTCATGGACGCCGAGACCGCGCTGCAAGTGGACCGCGCCAACACGGCAGGCACTGGCGGCCGCACCGACTGGGCTGGTCCACAAATTCAAGAAGTGCCGTGGGTCTACGGTAAAGCGCAAGATCAATATGGCCGTGGCAAAGGCGGGGGGCGCTATGCTGGCGATGAGCTGGAGGGCATCAAACAATCTTTGGTGGATGCCAACAACACCGCCCGCGACTACATGTACAAGCACACAGCTTCGGCTACGCACGAGGCGATCCCCGGCGCTCGACTCAACCACGTTCCCCAAGCGCTAGACATGACGCCCGAAGAGAAGCTGGCTTATGGCCAGACCGGGCGGTGGGATCTGCCATCGCCTGAGGCGGCACTCAACGAGTTCCCAGAGGTGGGCGCAGGCAACCGCGACATTTTGTACGGCGCAGCCGGGTATCGTCAGCTCCCATCGCGTGAGGCCGAGGGCCTGTACGTCAACAGCCTTGGCGGTGTCGAAAACAACCCTATGACGATTGCCCGGCCCTTGATGGACTTTCCCACGGGCGGTGGCGGCTTGATGGCTCCAGACTCCCGCGCCACCATGGACTTCATCGAGCACTTCCGCCCTTTCATGGACGCACAAGAGGCTGGCGCTTACAACTTGGCCAACACCATGAACGCAGTTCAGGGTAAGAACTCTATGCTGTTGGACACCAGAGGACTCAGCCCAAATCCATTGGACGACCCAACCGCAGGCGTTTTGCCCACCGCAAGGCAGCTCGGGGAAATTAATAGCGCTTTGGGTGAGGCCAGCGGCGTGGCGGAGAAGGAAGCAAAAGAGCTGCGCGAAAAATTACCCTTTGGTCCACCCACCAAATCAAACGTCAATAAGCTGCAAGGCTTGGACGACGCGGCCAGCGGGTACGGCGTCACGTCGACCAACCGTGGTGCGCTGGTGTTTCCGTACAACGCAGAAGCCAGCTCTGCTGGCATCAAAGAGCTTATGAAACGCGCCCT